ACCGCTTGTATTCGTCGTAAAGGGCTTGTACATCCGGCTTGTCGGTGGCGTACACCAACTCGTCGTTACTGCTTTGGGGATTTTTCATTAAGGTGTTTGGCTAGGTCGTCGCGAAAGTACCGCTTGTGTCCGCCTTCCGTGACAAATGTTCGGACATTCTTCTTGGCTACAAAGTTCTCAAGGGCCTTTCTTCCCATTCCGCAAAAGTTCATGGCCTTCTGACGGGACAGCAACATTGGGTAGTGTTGTTCCATCAGTAGGTTCCTCCGCCGTATCCCTTTAGCGCCCCGTCACCTTCGTAAAAAGGCTCCATAACCATGAGGTAACGGAGGCAATCCACGGGGTCTTTAGTCGCGCCCTTATCTCCGTCTCTGCCGGTCCACTCTGATAGACAATAGATGAGGTTCTGGCACTCTTCCGAGACGTAGAGCGTCGGGCAGTTCGTTTTGCTGAGCGGTTGGGCTTGGTCATAGGAAAATCCGTCGTTAATGAGCGCGACACCCTGTTCGATGCGAACTCCAGCGGAAGGAGTAAATGTCATCGGCTCCTCTCCCGAGTCAAGCATTTCTATTAGCGTCACGCCGCCGTCGTCGGTTACGGCCTTGGTTCCGCCAGCCCTAGGGTCAATGTAACGCTCCGCAATCGACATGTCTCCTTCGATGTGTCGAATCAAGGCCTTGTAATCGGCAAGTGACCTTCCTGCACCCGCTCTTTGGGCTGTTCCGGGTTTTCCGTCTGGTTCTGACGCTGGAAGAGCCCATTCGCCTTCTGATTCGTCGGGCCATTCCTTAAAAACGTAGATTTTTCCGTCTGGAGCCACTCTGGCCCAAATCATGAACCAATTTCTTGCCCCGGCAGGGTCGCAAACCATGTAATTAGTGCCTTCCTTGGGTATTTCGCTTGATTTTACGACGTTTACGGCCGGGTCAAAGCGAGGAAATTGGCTTCCTGCAACATTGTCTGCCCATCCGTATGCACGAATCTTTATTTCGTGAGATTTCTTGCCAGCCAACTGCTTTCTGAGGTTCTCGAACTTGGAATACGGGTTCAACTCAGAGTGGAACCACATGACTGCCGCGTTTCTGCCAAAAGATTTGGCCTTGTAGGGCATTTCTCCGGGCTTGCAGCCGGGGGCGTTAATGATGTCTGGCAGGAGCGAAGCCTTTTTGGTCTCAATTACCCGCGCGCCAGACACGTACTCCTTGACGACAGGGCTGTACCCTGAAATCGGGGTGAACGTGACGACAAGTTTGCCGCCTCTGGTTACGATTCGGTAGCGAAGGGTCTCAATCCAGTCGAGCGGAACCAACTCATCGCACCAAATTAGGTCAACCTCGCCACCTTCAATGACGTCACGCTTTTGCGCGTAGTTCATGAAGAAGCACTGCGAACGGTTCGGAAGAATGAACGTGTTGTCGCTGAAGCCGTTCTTCTGCGTGTATTGCACGTTCTGGATTCGATTCTTCTTTAGGTCCTTGTACTCAGACGGCAGGTATTTGTACACGACGTTCTGTTGCATCTGAATGGACGATTGGTTGGTGGTGTGCAGGCACCACACTCGTGCGTCCTTTGTGTTAATGAGCGTTTGAACGGCTCGCTTGGCCGCCCATTCGGTTTTGGATGCTCGGTTTCCTCCAAGCACAAGCAACTCGGAGTTTGTTTTTAGCAATTCGTCCGCCTCCTTCCAGTGCGGCAGGTCAAACCCATGCCTGTAAGGGTCGAGTTTTTCAGCCAGAATTTTATCCTCCCTAAGCGAAAGGATTTCCGCGACCTTTTCAGGTCCAACCTTTTCCGCTAGCGCCTTTATTTCCTCAGTCGTCGGGGCGACGAGTACTGGGTGCGGAGTCAGGTTCATTACGGAGCGGGCATGAAATTCGACGGAGGAATAACCCTGCCACCAGTGTTCATGTTTCCGACGATGGCGTTAATCAACTCTGCGGTTACCGGAGAGGCCTGAGGTCCCTCTCGAACGTAGTCGTACATGCCAAGTGTCGCTGCGTCGTTGAACGCGTCTCCAAAGCCGTACAAATTGTTCATCACCCGAGTGCCATAGGACGCACCGCCGGGCGTCGTTCTGTCTGTGTATTCGTTGTAACGGGAACCACGCGCATAAGCGTCTGGAGCAAGACCTGCAAGGACAACCGCCGGATGGTTGAGCCCACGCACAACCTGAGAGCGCCAGCCGTTTTCGGGGACGCTGAAGTATGGCTGATAACTTTCTCCGCCCCCCGTTGCTTTTGGAATGTAGCCACGAGCCTTGGCCCACTCCTCAAGCATGAGCGCTTCTTCTGCTGTGGGCGCTCGGTAACCGGGCCTAGGCGGACCTTGCGGCATTTGCCGCTGCATTCTTTCAATCTCTTCAGGAGTAAAAGTTGTCTTTAGTTCGGACGCTCTTTGAGGGCCCAAGAACTTTTCGATGATTTTCTTTGCCTCCTCGCCTGACTTTTCGTACATTTCTTTTGCGTCACGGCTTCTTTCGTTCAGAAGTTCATTTATAAGGTCATTGAACTTAACGTCGTACGAATTGAACCTAGGCGAATACAGAAAGTCCCTGTTTGGGTACAATGAGCGCGGGTACAGGTCGTCAAGAAGAGGGTTCAACTTTTCATCCGTGTAGTTCTTTGGGTACCAAGAACCCTGAGTCTGCCCGCCATCCATCCATCTGGGACCAGCGGAAAGTTGGTCAAAGTTTCCTAGGTTGCGCGGGAAATCCGGCCTTTTTTCCGGAAACCAAAAATCTTCGCTGAACATTACCATTGCTTTAAGTTGCTTTTTGCAGATTAGACGCGCAAGCGTCGGTTAAAAAATTTTGTAGGAAAACGGTACCTTAGTACTTTCCGGCGAAACGGGGGTGGCGAACAACGACCCATCGGCTGCCATCCCAGCGCGCCCAGACCGGCATGCCCTTAACGAACTTCGTGTTGTCGCGGCATAGCACCACGTGCTTGGCGCCGTTGAAATCGACTTGGATGAACCGCTGGTTCGGGAAGCGGGCGAGCACGGTGCCCTTGTGCATGGCGGGCGGGACAATCTCCTCCTCCGGCACAACTCCGACGACATCGCGGAGTTTCTCGAGCCCTTGCTCGGTCCACTGGACTTCCCAGAGGTTCTTGGGCTTGTTCGACGGCACGCGCACCCAGTCCTCGCCCTCGGTGTACTCGGAACGCATCTTCTTCAGGACATCCCGGGTGAGCCCGAGAGCCACGGACAAATCTTTTTCTTTCATGGCAAAGTAGGGTCGGCGCGCCGGGCGTCCCCGGTTTCTAATGCCTTTCGGCCGCGCCTCGACTCCCGCCAAGGAGCCACTCCCACCGCAGAACACACACGCTCCGCGCACTTCCCCGTTGCGTCCAACGGGGCGAAACTGGTGGGGGTGCGGGATTACTGATTACCCGCGACTTCCGAAAGAATCGCTCGGATGTTTTTAAGTTTAGGAACTAACCCCCCAAAAATGACCGCCGCGTGGTTGCCCAGAGGCAACGGCCTTCAAAGAACGCACCGATTGAACGGGGCGTGCACAACTTGTCAAGCGCCGAAAACTGGCGGGTCGGCTGGGAATCGAACCCAGATTACCCGCTTAGAAGGCGGGTGTTCTATCCGTTGAACTACCAACCCATTGGAGGTGGCTGCGGGACTTGAACCCGCTAAAAGCAGATTTGCAAACTGCGGCCTCGACTCTTCGGCTTAACCACCGGGCAGAGGGTGAGGGATTCGAACCCCCGCGAGCCATAAGCCCAAACGGTTTTCAAGACCGCCGCGATAGACCACTCCGCCAACCCTCTAATGGAGCCTCGGACAGGAGTTGAACCTGCAACCCCCTGTTTACAAAACAGGCGCTCTGCCATTGAGCCACCAAGGCGAAAGAACTGCGTAGATTAGAACCACGTATTCTACGCAATGCAACCGAGTTTCCAAAACTCAGTCTCCTTTGCATGCTTTGGAAACTTCTAATGGCTTTGGAAGAAGTCCATAAGCGTCCCTACTTCCTCTAGACTATCCGTTTTCCCGGCTTGACACACGGTCCTTTATCCTCCCCCTTGTTGTATCCCCCTCTGACGCTCACCGTCGTTCGCTCAGTCGCTGACGCTCCTAGTTGGGTCATGGGCATAGGCGTAGTCTTTTTGGACAAAAAAGATTACATGGGTGGACCCGTCTTAGTTTTCCGATGCCCTATGAATCATGACCCCCCGCCCCCCCTTTGGGGGCCGGAAAGATGAGGGGCAGGGTCAGGATTAGGGCCTGAATCCTAGGTGCAAGGGTGAGGATGAGGGTGATGAATCATGGGTCATGTGCCTTCCTTTATGCGTAAAGGGGAAGGGATGCAGGGACGGGTTCAACCTATCAATCCTTGCTTGACAGGTAGGCTGCAA